TTCTTGAACTTCATCAATAACTTCCTCTACAATTTCTTGAACTTCTTCTATTGGTTGTTCTTTTACTTTATTAGAATACAACCAATTTTCAAATGCTTCTAAAGTCTTTTCTTCTTTCTTTTTTTTGATCTTAGTCTTTTTCTTTAAAGTAGTTACTTCTTCAAAGATACTATTTAAATTTAATTCACCGACAATTGAGTTAAATTCTTCTTTTTTCTTTTTCTTCTCAGTGCTTACTGAAGAAAAAAAATCTGATAAATCTATTTTAACTCCAAGATCATCCACCTATCACTCTTCCTCATCTACATCAGAATCTTCATCAGAAAGATCAAACATTGATGCTGATACACCGGGACGAAAAGCATCAATTTTCTCTGCAGATTTTGCAAATAAAAGTTCTTTAATTTTATCGCTCACTGATGATGGTGATTCGTCAGCAACAATCATATCTAGAAGATCATCCATTTTTAATACCAATAGTTAATCGTTTTTATTTATATCTCGCCACCCTTGGGCATTTCTACTATTCTTCCATCTGCTTCTGTTGCAGCACCTTGAGCATCAAGATTTGGTTCCATTACTGGTTGTCCTAAATCCATACCTGCAGTTTCTGGTCCTAAAGGTAATCCAGTTGTTGGATCTACTGGAATACTTGGATCTGGAATAACTCCATCTTTAATTTCTTTTTTAATAATTTTGTCTTGCTCAATAATTTCTTCATCAGTTTGGCGAAGAATTTTTCTTCTCACATAATCTTGAGAAAAATACTTCCCAACATATGGTTCTGCAATTTGAACCATATTCAATCTTTCATTTAAAAGTTCTGCGTCCTTGAGTTCAGCAAAATGATTATCATACAAGAAGTCATATTGAATATGTTCTTGCATAATACCCCAATCTTCTGGAGTAATAATATTCTTAAGAATAAGTTGAGTCTTCAACATATCATTAAACATATAAGAAAATCTTTTTCTTAAACGTGCAACAAACTTACTGAACTTAACTTCATCACGAAGAATCTCTGATGAACGACCAAGGTTAAACCCACCCTCTCCATCCATTCTCGATGGTGGGACGTTCAAAGAGCGATAAAGTTTTTTCTTAAAGTATTCAATATCTGTAATTTCTCCAAGATTTTGTCCACCTGGAAGAGTAGAAATTTCAGTTCCTCTACCACCTTCACGACGAGGAAGCCAGAAATCCTCAAGCATTGCCATAAACTTTTTATCATCACGAATTTCTCCAGTGCTTGCGTCATAGACCATCTTATTTCTATAGCGCATCATTACATCGCGTAGATATTGCTCTGCTTTTACCTTTGGGAGATTTCCAACATCGATGTAAAAAATTCTACGTTCTGGTGCGCGTGACAATCTGTAGATTACCAAACTATCTTCAATCATTCTCAATTGATTGAGAGATTTGATTGCCTTGTGGAGATATGAAAGTGTTGACCCCTTGTTTCTATCTACAAGTCCAGAGGTACAATAAGTAATTGAATCTTTTGAAAACTTAATTCCACCAGTACCACCCATAGAAGATGGATTGGTAGTTGGATATGTCATTTTTGGATTATAGATGAAATATTCCTCAATCTCAGGAAATTCATAAGACATTGGATCATCAATATTTACATTTGCCAATCTATAAATTTTCTTATCTTTTTCTGTTTGTTTTTGTTGACGGACATAACGCATTTTCATTGCGTCTATGTAACGAAGTTCTTGAATACCTTCGTGTGGATTTTTTAGATCAATTACTTTGTGATAAAACAATCTGCCATCAACATACCAATTTCTATAGATTTCGTGAGATTTTCTATCAAAATCTAAAAGTTCTAAAATATGTTTAAACTCTTCTCTAATTTTTTTCTTAATACCGTCACTTGCGTTGAGATTTGATAGTTCAATTGAAACTGGACTATCGTTTGTGTCGCTTACAATTGCTTCGTTAACAATATCTTCAATAGCACTATCGCATTCTGGATGAAGTGCCATCTCACGATATCTTTTGATTAAATCAAATTCAGTTCTATAAACTCCTTCAATATCAACATATGAACCAAAAAATCCACTAGACAGATAAAAATCACTCCCGTCCTCATTATTGGGAGGAACGGGAGATACTACACCTGGAGATATTGGTTCGTTATCCTCAATAGAGAATCCAAACAACTTTGCCATAATTTATTTTTAGTCTTTGATCTTTAGACTATTTATTATATCAGTTTTCGCCTGTATATGGAGTCCAATATTGAACTTGGAATTCTACAGTGAACTCTTCAATAGTATCTGCAGTGTCATATGAAAGATCAATTGCAGAAATATTGGTTGGAAAAATGCTATAGAACTTATACTGCTTAGCAACTTCTAGTCCAGTGCCAACTGCAGCGTTTCCACCAACAACACTTGGAAGTCTCTTTAATTGCTTAACGAGAACATCTCTCATATAATCATTGGGATCAGTTGCACCGCTTCCGTCTGCATATTGTCCAACATACTGCATCCAAGCTTCCATTGCAGTTCTGATCTTAAAGTCTTCATCGTTAATGACGGTGATTGCCCAAGTATCAAATGTACGATCACCTGCTACCTTGAAGATTCTTCCTCTGAAAGGAACATCAATAGAAGCAATGTTAGATGCTGGTAAGTTTGCTGCCTTACATAATACAGAAAATTCATTGGCATCAAACTCTGCACCGCCAGGGAAGTCGGTTAAAACAACTTCAAATAGATTGGGGCGAGCTCCGCCGCCCTTGAGTGCTGTTTTGAAATCCTGAATACTGTGTGCCATTTTTAGGTCCTCCTTGTTGTTTTTTTAACTAAATCAAACCGTACCCGCTACCTCTTCAAATGCTACGCCAGTGCGTGTAGCAACGAAGGTAAGAGTTACATAATTGATGGACTTAGCAGGCTTCAGGTAAATGTCTGCTCTGAACTCATTATTATCAATCACATCAGGAGTATTGTTTGATGTGTCACAAACGACTAGGAATCCATAAAGTCCTCTCTTTGCCTGAACATCGCGGAGGTAAGGTTCAACAATGTTCTTAAAGTTTGCTCTCGTAAGTTCATCATTTAATTCGAAGAGTTGTGCCTGAGCAGCTCTTTCAAGTGCTTGTTCAATTGTAAGGAACAAGCGACGAACATTGATTCTATCAAATGCTGATGCATAAGTAAGAGCAGTTTTGTCCCCAAAGAGTAGAGTTCCAACTCCTTGCTGAGTTACAATTGAATTGATTCTCAGAGGATAGAGTTGATCTCTCTGCGCTTTATTTGGATTGTATGCAAGTTTAATTGCATTATTGAGAATTCCACGTTGCTGTCCTGCTGGTGAGAACCAAGGATAAGCAACAATGTTTGTTCTTGTCATTAGACCTGCAACGTCAGCATTACAAGGAATGTAAACAAACTTATTGTTAAATCTATCATAGGTGTACTTATATCCACTATCAAATACTGCATAAGAAGAAGATGAAAGTGGGCTGAAGTACTTGATTAGATTATTGGTTTGAGTTGTGGTGTTTGTAATCCCAATCAGATTTGCTCTGTGAGGACCAACGCAAGCCATACAATCTTGTCTATTTCCTGCTACAGAAATTAGATAATTTGCTTTTGCTTGAGAATCTGATTCTGAATCAAGACCAGGACCCATAATCAAGTAGTCTACTTGTACTTCATCTTTATTGGAGAATAATCCATATGAAGTGATCAAGTCTCCTAAAGTTGCCTTCATTCCACCAGCAACAGAATAATCAACACCACCACCTAGAGTATAAGTTTTATTGCCGATTGCACTAAAGGTAATGTCTTGGGCATTTTGACCCCATAGACCTTGTGCTGTTGTAAATGAAGTAAAAGATGTAGAGAATCCAGTTGCTCTTGGTGTTGTTCCCCAATAAGCGTCTGCTGCACTCGAAGGATTATTTCCAGCATAAATTTGACCAGAAAAATCTGCCAAATATTGCTTATACCAGATCTTCTGAGGAGAATTGACAGCAGAAATAGAATCAAATGCTTTTGAAAGACCAAGGTGCTTTTCAATAATTGTACCTTGATTTCCTGTTATAGTTCCAAGATCATCAACAACTGCAATATGAATCCCATCATTCTTACCATTTCTGTCCAGAGAATATCTGTTAGAAGTTGGTTTTGGTGCAATCGATTTCCAATAAACTGTTGAATTTGTTAATCCAAGAGTTTGATTACCATACCAATCCGAAACAGACGCAACAGTTGCCAATCCAGATTGACTTCCTGAATTATTAATGAATCTAATTGTATTTGATGCAGCAAATGCAGCAATAGTAGAACCCTCTGCGTAATCAATTTTTGTTTCAGTTCCCGCACTAGAAACTCTTGAAACAACCTTTACATCAATTGTGCTATTTCCGTTTGTTGAATCTGTTGTTACGCCAGTAATAATGCCTTTAAGGTATCCAGTAAACAGAGAAGTGCTTCCAGATCCTGCAATTACTTGATTGGTAAGAGCAACGGTGACTCCGTAACCAACAGTTGCGCCGAGAGCAACGAGACTGGTTGTGGTAATACCTAAAGTTTGATCTGCTAAATCATCGATAAAACAAACCTTAAGACCATTTCCCCAAGAACCTGGGTTTTTTGCTCCATATGTATAGTTTGTACCATCTGAGTGATTATTGGTATAATCATCGTAGTTATCAATTTTCAAACTGGTGGTTGAAGCGATCCCAACTCCAGCATTAGCGTTATTTAAAGTTGATCCGCTAGTTCTTACAACTTTTAAAACACCGCCATATGAAAGATATGATGATGCACTCATCCAGTACTCGTATTGAGCATCTGTTGAGATGGGCTTTCCAAAAACATTGATAAGATCTTGTTCTGTAGTGATGTCAATTGGGTAATCAACTGGTCCAATTGGAAAGGGTCCCGCAATTGCACCAATGTTATCTAAAACATTATCAGCTCTCCCTACAGTTAAATCAACCTCTCTGACTAGTACACCAGGAGATAATTGAGGAGTCGCCATGTTTTTCTCCGTTAAATCTCAGTTTATCTAAAAAATATTTATTAAAAAATCACTTTTCACGGGGGAAATGTGACGTGAACAATTTACCAGTCAGGATACTCCCATTTGCCAAAAATATTACTTTTCATTCTACCGACAGTTATACGTTTTATAGTACAATCTTTGCATTCATATGAATATGAGGAAGAAACTGGACCTCTGTCTTTACGAGTTTGATAAAATCCATCTATTAAGTTTTTCATTTCCCCACAAACCCTACACTGTCTATCTACCAAAAGCAAATGACCCAATCTTATTTGTTTATCAAGTTCCATTAGGATAGATACTCCCACATATATGCCCTATCTCCATATTCATCGGTAAACCAGCGATCACCCTCAGCATCAATAAAACTAGAATCGTCAAGTCCATCCGAAATAAAACCAAATGGTGACATGTCTTGCTCAATTTGATTTTTTTGTTCTTCGTATAATCTTTTTCTTACGTCTTGATCTGTAAGTTCTTTAAAGTAATCTTGCGCGA